GTATGGCGATGAGCAAGCCTGCCAGTCAGTAGTCGATAACCAATGCACCCCGTTCCCTGTGATTTTACAGTTGATCGCTCAGGCAAACCGATCCATGAAAGGCGGTTTGTGTGAGGGGTTAGCAGTATTGAGTTTGAGATTATCTGGTGATGTTTCAACTATCCAGAATTTTCAACAAGTACAAACAGTCGCGGAGTTAGTTAAAGACGACCCTGCCCTGTTAAGCGAACTAGCGTTCTGGTACGTTTCACAATTCGCACCTGAAGTTCAAGAAAGGGCTTCAGTTTACAGGCAGATGGAACCATTAGATTTGGCTCGCATCTTGATGGAAGACTTTCAAGAATCTGAATCCGGCGGTCAAGCAAATGGTTTCACCGTAGGCATTTACTCCGATGAAGGAGGACATGCTGTCACGCCATACAGGGTTGAGCAAAACTCTGAAGGATATAGAATCTTTATTTACGACTCGAACTGGCCCAACCAAGAACGATGGATAGACGTAAACGAAGACGGCTGGATATATGCTCTTGCCGCTGTGAACCCTTCAGAAGAGGCTTCTGCTTGGTCGGGTGGCGCTGGGACTATGGAACTCACACCTATGACTTCCAGAAAGCCACCTTTTAGTTGCCCGTTCTGCCCAACAGAGGGAGACGCAAAATCAGGGACACTTCTTACGGTTGCTTCTTCAGGGCAGAAGCAAGCAAGCCTCCAAGTTGAAACTAGCGACGGTCAGAGAATCGGGTATTACGACGGGCAGTTCATTAACGAGATTCCGGGTGCTACTTTCAGGTATCTAATATCAGGTCCTTCTACAGCAGACCCTGTTCTTGTTTCTTTACCAGCGACGGTAGAAACTTTCTCTGCCGACGTAAAGGTTTTAGATTCAGGAACTTCTACAGGAACTCCAGCAAGCAACGACACACAAGAACGGTTCTCGTTACTAATTCTCGACGAAGAAAGATCACTACAGGTTGAAGCAGTCTTAGAGGAAGAACCTGAAGAAGAAGAAGAGTTGGTAGAAGGAGAAGAAGAATCGCTAGTTAACTTCTCTGAAGATTCGTTAGAGATCGGTGACGCTTCTGAAGCAACAGTCTCTATTGCCATCGATGCTCTCGAAGCAGAAATCCAGTTAGACGAAGGACAAGAAATTGAAGTTCAGTTCTCTTCAGATGATGCTGAAACTTTAGAAGACGAACCAGAAACAATGGACATTGGGGTTAGGAGCGAAGATGGGGAGTCTCTCGCAGAAATAGAAATCGATCTTTCTTTATACATTCTTGAAGAAGGAGACGATGAAGGCGAGATAGAACCCCCTCCTCTTGTTGTAGAGATCGACTATGACGAAGAATCTGGGGAAATTGTCCAAGAGGAAGATGAGATCGAATCTTGGGTTGCTACAGATGCTGAGTATTTTATTGCTGTTAGCGAGGGGAGATTAGAAGAAGTCTTAGGCGAATCTTGGGTTGAGGAATATGAGGAAGAAGAATATTGGGAGGCTGAAGAATCTTTAACAGATGTGCTTTTAGATATAGATGATGAATATTGGGAAGATGAATATTGGGAAGAGGTGAACTATGACGAGGAATGGTTTCAGGAAGAAGAGGAATGGGATGATTGGGGTGATGACGACCCTTTAGCGAGTGGGGTTATTACGACCCCTATTCTGGTGAGTACGGAGACGATCCAGAGGAGTTTCCCGATTCGGACTTGGACTACAGTTACTCCGAATACGACCAGTACCTTTACAACCAACACCCAGACTTTTATGGACGAGGGTGGGACGATGACGGAGATTTGGAGGACGACAGTTTTCACGACTCTGACGACTTACATGACTTTTATGGAGACGGAGAATTCGACTGGGATAATCCAGACTTGGAATACGGGGGGGGAGATCACGACGGAGACTATTTGGGGGGATTCAGTGACGGAAGTGACGACAGTTATTACGACTGGGACGGATATGGAGGAAGTAACGGAACTGATAGCGACGGATCGGGAGTGCATCTGGAGGGAGGATTATACGGGTCAGACGAATCAGGGGATTATGGTGATGAATCCGAGGAGGAGTGGGACTGGGGGGATGATGTCTACGAGTCTGATGATGAGTCCTATGAATATGATGAATATGACAGCGGACAAACCGAGTGGGTGTGCAACTCCGGGTACTGCTTCTGTTACCCAGAGGCAGGATGCTCAGAATATGACTACGAGTACGGAGACAGTTACGAGTGAAGCCACTGATGGTTATTGGCATGATTACATAACCACCACTGAAACAACTGTAACTACATACACAGACATCACTGAAGTTATATGGAGTGATGGTTTTGTTGAAACAACATATTCTGACCCATATAACGTAACTGATGTTTCGACTTCAACATCTTCATGGTCTAACGACTGCGCTTTAACAGGAGGCAACAATACTGTATGGACAGGGTTTGGAGACTTCTGTATTGCAGACATTGAGAACTTTACCAACGACGAAGATTCAGTCACATTCACACTCACGGAAACAACAACTGTTGTAATACGGGCTGAAACAGAATTGACCTGTGATGGCTGGCCCGGTGACGCTAATAATGAGGAAGATGAATATGGAGACCCATACATTTATCTTTATGACAGCAACGGGAACTTGATAGAAAAAGATGATGATGACGGCTGCTCATGTGGGAACAACTGCCCTAGTGACGGGAACTGCTGGGACTCTTTAATAACAAGAGAGTTGACCGCTGGCACTTATACAGTCAAACCAAAGGTTTATAGTGCAGGGACAACAGGCTGGTACAAACTCACAATAGACGTACAGGAATAAACGCCTAGTTTCCCTATACCCTCTCTCGCCCTTACACATGGGCATGGCAGAATAGATTTAGTTAAAACGGCCCCAATCATTTAGGAGATGAGGTATAAAAAATGACCGTTGCACAAAGCGCGATTACTTTTGATGTTCAGGACTGCAAGGTCTATACGATCGCTGACCCAACCAGCGGCTCTTGGGCTTCATCGGTACCTATCGATGTTCCCGGCATTCAGGAAGTAAGCGTAGAACCAAACTTAATAACTGCAGAACTTAAAGGTGACGCAAAAGTAGTAGCGAAAAAAGGAAAGATTGATCGTCTTAACTTTTCAGCCACTTACTCTGAATTATCTTTAGATGTTCTCTCAAAAATCCTCGGCAACACTGTTGCTACAGGAGGCACCGGTGACGCAGAAACAGCGTCATTGAGCATTGCTGGTGGGTCACTCCCATATTTCGGTATTAAATTCTTACTTACTGACGTTCAAACTGGCGGCACTGGTCAAGATGTTGGCTCTGTAAGCATGCTTCTTCACAAGTGCCAAATTACGGGCGGAACTCTTATTTCTGGGTCCACCGATGATTTCTCTACCCCTTCATTCACAGCAGAAGCAATCCTTCCGCATGATACAACCAAGGGATTTGGAAGCATCTTATTCTCAGAAACTGCTGAAACATCTGCTTAATTTTTAAGCAACAGTAGTTAGTACGTTCGAGGACAGAGGTATACCGCCTCTGTCCTTGCCGCGTCTGTGAATGCGTTGTACACTGCAGGTATGGATTATTCACCGTTAGTACTTAAAAACAAAGGCGTGCCTGTGCAGATTGCGACTCTTCGAGAAGAAGACGGCAAATGGGTGCCCGTATATGATGCCGAAGGCAAACAGGAAACCGAAGAGTTTTATGTTCGCTTTACCCATAACTCGATTGCTGATATCGAAGAATTGTGGGATGGTTTACCAAATTGGCAGGAACAGATGGAAGAAAAGCCTGTTTCTTCAATGCGTCGAACCTTCTCGTTACTTCTTTCAGAGAGTACTGAGAAAGTTGGTTTACGCATGTTAGAAGGGAGACTCACAGATTACAGTGGTGCGATTGGCGTCGCATGGGCTATCGCTAACGGCGTGGACCCCACAACAGCGAGTCGTCTACTAAAACAAGCAGAAGCAGCGACGGACTCGCAGATGACAATGCTGAACGACGAATTGGTAAAGAGCCTAGACGAGATGGAAGCGGAAGAAATGGAAGCGGAAGCGAAGACAGATTAGGGAACTACCCGTGGGACCAAGCAATTTATGCTTGGTGTCAAGTCCACCAATCTCTTTTTTCTTTTTGGGATGCTTCTCCCGCTCAACTTATTGCTGCGTGTAGTCGCCCTGAAGTTAAAAAGAAACCTAAATCTCAAACAGAGTTAATTGGCTGGGCTTCGGCTTTAGGCGGGATGTCTGTAGAAACTGCTCCCTCTGAAGAAATAATTAAAGAATTCTCTGAAAAAGTTGAATGACAGGTCCTAAATAGTAGAGAATAGGTTATGGCTGCAGTCCAATTACCTACCCTTGTCCAGAACATTGTTCTGAATCCTGTTGGCGTTAAAAAAGGCGCTACAGCAATAACTAAGGGCATGAAGCCAGTGCAGGCTGCAACGAATGCTGCAACTGCCTCAACCATGAAGATGGGTCAAAGCCTTAACACTCTCGGTTTTAGGGCTCAAACATTCGGCCGTACACTGATGAAATTCGTTGTGCTCCCAATGGGAGCGCTTGCAGCAGTTTCGCTTAAATCTTTTTCTTCATTTGAGGCTTCGTTTGCCAAGATTGAAGCGTTGGTGGGTGTAGCAGGCGGTGCTGTAGAAAGATTCAAAACTAATGTAAAAGGAATTTCAAAAGCCACAGGTCGAGCCCCACAGGAACTCGCAGAGGCTATGTTCTTTATCACTTCGGCTGGTTTGCGTGCTGGTACTGCTGTAGATGTTCTTAATGCTTCTGCTAAAGCCGCAGCGGTTGGTTTAGGTTCAACAAAAGTTGTTGCCGATGCCGCTACGTCTGCTGTTAACGCTTATGGCGCTGAAAACCTTTCAGGTGGTTTGGCTGTAGACGTTCTTACAGCCGCCGTTAGGGAAGGTAAAGTCGAGGCAGATCGTTTGGCTCCTGCTATTGGTAAAGCAATTCCGGTTGCTTCCGCTATGGGAGTCGAGTTCCATGAGGTCGCTGCAGCAATCGCTGCTATGACCCGTACTGGTACTGATGCGAGAACTTCGGCTATTCAGTTACGTCAGATAATGCAGTCCCTGTTAGACCCTTCCCGTCAGGCGACTAAAGCCATGAAAGAAATGGGTATCGCTGAAGGCGAGTTACGGGACATGGCTAGGACAGATGGTTTGTTGGCTGTTTTGAAACGGTTGAGAGATTTATCTGAAGAGAACGCTGATGCTTTCGCTGACGTGTTCCCTAACATTCGTGCTTTGGCTGGTGCTTTGGATATCACGGGGGCCAACCTTGAAGAGAACGAACAAATTTTTAAGGCGTTGGCTAACTCCGCTGGTGACACTGATAAAGCACTTGAGATAACCGCAAAAACTGCGGCTCATAAGATGGCTGTGGCGATGGCTGAACTTAAAGTCGCCTTTTTAGAATTAGGCGAAGCCCTTTTACCGATAATTGGAATCTTACAAGGAGTTATCGGTGCTCTTACTTGGCTTATCAACACAATAGCAAATGCTGGCTGGTTAACAGGATTTATTGTCGCGGTGGTCACGGTTGGAGCGGTACTTGCAACGTTGTTAATCGCATTTGGTTCAGTGGCCACAAGCATTGCTTTCAAAGCACAAGCGATGGAGTATTTGACTCTAAAAACAGCAGAAAATACTGTTGCGACTACTACAAATACTGCTGCTCAGACTGGAAACGCTGCTGCGACTACTGCTGCAGGATCAGCAGCAGCAGTCGG